CAGTACACTTCATGGAGATGTTTGACAAGCTAGCTTCTGTTGTGTCACAGGGCAATGTTCGTCGTGGTTTCTTCTCACCATATCTTCCAATTGATCACGCTGATGCTGATGAGTTTCTTGATGTTGCAACAGAGGGTCACCCGATTCAAGGTCTGACAACTGGCGTTACAGTATCTGATGACTTCTTGAACAAGGTCAAAGCTGGCGATGCAAATTCTCGTCGTTTGTGGGCTAAGGTTCTACAAAGACGTTCTGAGATTGGCTTCCCATACATTCTGTTCTCTGACAATGTTAATAGGGGTAAGCCTGACGTATACAAAGATCTCGATATGACTATTTGGGCATCTAATATGTGCTCTGAGATTGCATTGCCATCGTCACCAGAAGAGACATTCACTTGTGTGTTGTCTTCATTGAATCTGTTGAAGTGGGATGAGATTGTTGAGACTGATGCTGTTCAAGTTCTAATCATGTTCCTTGATACTGTTGTATCTGAGTTCATTGAGAAGACAAAGGGACAGAAGTACTTTGAGCGTGCCCACCAGTTTGCTGTTCGCCACCGTGCTCTTGGCGCAGGTGTACTTGGTTGGCATTCGCTGTTGCAGTCTAAGATGATTGCATTTGAGTCAGCAGAAGCTGCTAAACTGAACCTAAAGATTGCCAAGACTATTCGTGAGCGCGCTGATGCAGCATCTTACGATCTGGCGCGGAAGTTTGGTGAGCCTGAGCTGTTGAAGGGATATGGTCGTCGTAATACAACTCTTCTTGCTATTGCACCAACTAAGTCAAGCAGCTTTATCCTTGGTCAGGTATCTCAGTCGATTGAACCAGAATTCTCTAACTGCTATGTTAAGGATCTTGCTAAGTCTAAGACAACCATTAAGAACCCCTTCTTGATTAAGTTGCTACAAGATAAGGGTCAAGACACTCCAGAAGTGTGGGACTCGATCAAGAACATGGACGGATCTGTTCAGCATCTGACTATTCTGACTCAAGAAGAAAAAGATGTGTTCAAGACATTTGCAGAGATTAATCCGGAAGCTATTATCACGCAGGCAAGTGTCCGTCAAACCTATATAGATCAGGCGCAAAGTATCAACCTTATGCTTGATCCTGACACGCCAGTAAAGGAAATCAATGCTCTTTATTTGCTCGCGTGGGAGCTTGGTGTTAAGAGTCTGTATTACAGCTTCTCAATGTCCAAAGCACAATCCCTAACACGCAAGCGGGTGATGAGCCAAGGCTGTGCATCTTGCGAGGGTTAAATGGAAGAAGAATACTACGGTCTATGTGACAACTGTGATGTTGAAACACAGGTTATGGTAATGAACGAAGAAGAGCCACCACTATACTGCCCAATGTGTGGCTGTGGCTTAGAGTTTGAAGCACTAGCAGACGAATAATTAACCTGACTAAATATCCCTGTGAGAACGGGGATATTTTTTTTATGTGGTATTACGAAGGCAAACAGTATACAGAAACTCCAGAAGATTATCAGGGGTTTGTATATGAAATCCTCGAGCATGATACTGGTAAGCGTTACATTGGTAAGAAATTCTTTTGGAAACCAAAGATTCTTCCTGTAACCAAGACACGCAAACGCCGTGTCAGAACTCGGGTCGAATCAGACTGGCGAGACTACTACGGATCTTCGACAGAAGTAAAATTCCTTGTAGAGCAGAAAGGTGTTGACAATTACACACGAACTGTGCTAAAATTATGTAAGACAAAAGGTGAATGCTCTTACTATGAAGCCAAGCTACAGTTCGAACATGATGTGTTGCTTCGCGACGATTACTACAACGAGTTCATCGGCTGTAAGATCCATTCAAAACACCTAAGGAAAGATAATGATTCTGATTGATTATAATGCTATTGCGATCAGCAATATCGTGACACAAAAGCTGGCATTGGACGAGAATCTGATTCGTCACATGATCCTCAACTCTATTCGCATGTACCGCAAGAAGTACTTGCGAGAGTTTGGTGAGGTTGTTATTGCAAGCGATGGCAGCAAGAACTGGCGCTATGAAGCGTTCCCCCAGTACAAATACAAGCGCAAAGACGCTCGCAAAGAGTCAACAATTGACTGGAAAGAAGTATTCCGCATCACTAACAAGGTGTTTGAGGAGCTTCGCGAGAACTTTCCCTACAAAGTGGTTGTGCACGATCAGTGTGAAGCTGACGATGTGATCGCTCAGCTAGTTGTTAATTCACAAGTTGACTTTGGCCATCAAGAGAAGGTAATGATCATCTCCTCTGATAAAGACTTTGGTCAGTTGCAGAAGTATTCCAACGTTAGCCAATACTCGCCGATGTTGAAGAAAGAGATTAAGATTCTTAATCCTCGTCGTCACTTGCTTGAGTTGATCCTTCGTGGCGACCAAGCTGACGGCATTCCGAACGTGCTATCAATTGATGACTGTTTCACTGAAGGTATTCGTCAGACTCCTCTGCGTGAAGCTAAGATCGATGAGATTATGAAAGATCTTGACGATGGGGAGTTGCTGTATGCAGCTTCTTGGTATCGCAATTATCTTCGTAATAAAAAGTTGATTGATCTGTCTGAAACGCCAGTTGATCTAAAAAGAGAAATTATAAATAACTTTGAACAGCAAGGTGATAAGTCCGACAATAAGAAAAAGGTAATGAATTACTTGATTGTTAATGGATGTGTTAATCTAGTTGAAGTGATTGGAGACTTTATTTAATGGCTAACAACGTAACAAAATATATCCACGAAGTGTTAGCACTCGTCGATAAAGCTGCGACTAAAAAAGAGAAGATTGAGATTCTTCAAAAAAACGACTCGATGGTTCTAAAGAACATCTTGATCGGTACATTCGATGATGCGCTTGAGTGGCTACTTCCTGAAACAGCCCCTCCCTATGATCCCTGCGATGCTCACAACGCACCATCTTCCCTACAAAAACAACTGGACAACTTTGCCTACTTTGTCAAGGGTGGCAAGGGTCCCGATATGTTGAAAATCAAGCGCGAGATGATGTTCATCCGCATGCTTGAATCTATTCATCCCGAGGACGCTAAAATCGTCGTCGCGATGCTTGCGCGTAAGCTGCCAACCAAAGGTTTAACTAAAGCACTAGTAAAGGAGGCTTTCCCTAAACTACTTCGCCAATAACAATTAGCTACTATAGGAGATTGCATGACTGCTCAGCTCGAACGATTAATAGAAGATTCTAATCAACTCCAGTCATATATAACAAAAGTCCAGAAAAAGGGTCGAACAGATCTAGTTCCAAAACTAAATCAAAAACTATACTTTTTAGACCAAACTATAGCTGAGTTTAGACAACAATTGCAATAAGGAGATACGCGAGTCGGCTAGTTCCGGCTAGCCGACTACTCAAGGGAAACACAATGCCAACTTATACTATGAGAAATTTAGAAACAGATGAAGTCCAAGATATGATTCTGTCCCTCAGCGAACGTGAGAGTTTACTTGCAACAGGTAAATTTAAACAGGAGCTAGCTACACCCAACTTCGTATCATATTTGGGTGGAACCTTATCAAAAACCAGCGGCGATTGGCGAAATTTGATGACCAAAATCAAAAAAGAAGCTGGACGTGGCAATAGCGTAAAAGATTGATTATGACAAAAAGAATTAAGGCGGCTCCGATTAATCCAACTGCGGAGTGGCTAGCAAACATCACACCAATCACTGCAACGCAGCAAAAGGTGTTTGATAGTTGGGATGATCAAAACAATTTGGTTCTAGCTGGTTCAGCAGGCACAGGTAAGACGTTCATTGCGTTGTATCTGGCTTTACGTGACTTGTTGAAGTATGATTCAATTTACAGCCAGATTGTTGTTATCCGTTCTGTTGTTCCTACGCGAGACATGGGATTCTTGCCTGGAACACAAAAGGAAAAGGAAGAAGCGTATCAATCGCCATACAAAGCTATCTGTAACGAGCTGTTTGGTGATGCTGCTGCTTATGCAAAGCTCGCTGGAACACAAAAGATCCATTTTGAGTCGACTTCGTTCATTCGAGGGTTGACTTTCAATGATAGTATCCTTATAGTAGACGAGATGCAGAACTTGAACTTCCACGAGTTGGATTCTGTTATCACACGTGTCGGTAAGAACTGCAAGATTATCTTCTGTGGTGACTATCGTCAATCTGACTTCAAGAAGGACGAAGATAAGAATGGTATTCTATCGTTCCTATCAATCATTGAGCACATGAACAACTTTGATATTATCAACTTTGGTTGGGAAGACATTGTTCGTTCAGGACTTGTTCGCGACTATCTAATGACAAAAGAGATGCTAGGGATCATTTAATGGTTATCATTTATGGTGCAGAGTGGTGCAGCTATTGCATCAGAGCAAAGAAACTTGTAGAGCAATATCAGGTTGACTTTGAGTTCAGAGATGTGGATAATCCTGAGATCAAGGAACAGCTACGAGTAATGCTGCCTGATTACAAAACAATTCCTCAGATATGGTGGCATGGAAACCATATTGGAGGCTACGATGAGTTTGCTAACGAACTCGAAAACACACGCAGCTTTGGTCAAGATAAGTTCTGAAAGGTGAAATAACTCTACGATGGCTAAATTTGGTCGCTTTGATCCTCGTAACAAGAAGCAGGGTCGGAACAAGCAGAAATCTCTGTACAAAGATATCAGCATACATGAGAATGATAAAGATCGAAAGATAACAGGATACAACGTCACCCATGTTATTTTTGATGAGCTAGTAACAGTTGAAGAGGACTACTTTGATGATGAAGAATGATGTGTTTGAGCTGCTACAATTGCGCTACGAGTGGGAAGAAATTGCTCGTGGTTTCAAATTAGGCGACAAATCAGGACACCTAGATAATCTCAAGAGATTTGTACAGACTGGCCATAAAGCCAATCGCTTTCGTGATGGACATGATCGCGCTGTAGAGATCGCTAACTTGATTATAGCGGGGTGTCCAGATGAACGCGAAGAGATTGCAGCCTGATCTAAATTTAGATGGGTTACTAACAGACTCAGAGCTCAGTCGATCAGAACGGTTGACTGAGCTCGACATTAGAAATGAAAAAGCAGACGCACAGAAACATATGGCGTGGGTAGCAATGTTCTCCATGATTGTGTTTACTATTGTACTGTTTAGCCCTATGCTGTCAGATAGTAGAGTGCAAGCTCTTGCTGACTTGCTGGGGCTTTTTTACATTGCACAGGCTGGTGTGGTCGGTGCTTATTTTGGAATGACTGCATGGATGAGCAGATGAAAAGATTAATTTATCAAGTATATGTTGGCAAGAAATCAGCGCTGTATGATCACTGCACAGCATCTGTAAAAGAATACTGCAAGCGTCACAATATCGATTATGTTGTGCAGCGAACCCCTATTCTGTTTATTAAGCCAGATCCTTTTATGACAGGACGTAGCAAAGAAGCTACCGATCGTCTTGGGTATCTGCCAATCTTCGAGAAAGAAAATGCATTCACATATCTTAAAAGTTATGACCAGGTTGCGATTATTGATAGTGATATTTTTATTCGTCCTGACGCTCCCAATATTTTTGATAATGTTGACGCAAATGCTGATTTCG